CATCTGCATTCACCCAGCCCTGAGTAGACGCAAGGGCAGGAAGTGCACCTATGCAGGCAGGGCGGTTTGCGAGGAATGGCGGTGCTTCTTTAGGCTGCCGAGAAAGAAAGGAGAAAATGATGAATAATACAGCAAGTAGTCCAGCAACAGAATATGATATGAGTAATAGTACTCTCATGGGAACGGATATTATTAGCAGAGAGGAAGCTAAGCTAAGGATAGTACGATTATTAATAGAGAGAAAAAAGCTAGATTATTTGGATATTGTGACGGAGCTTAAATTAGACTTGAGGCTAGTAGTCGATATATGTGAAGAGTTGATAGAAGAAGGGAAAATCGAGGATGCTAGTAAAGCAGATTAAGGAAAGCGTAGACTTTCTGGTTGACGAAATACTTATGGGGATTGATGACGACAGGGGTTTGATAATCTGGCGCAACTTCATCAGGCGAACTCGGCCATACGAGGTCAAGTTCACAAAGGTGCTCAAGGGGCTGTTCAGACAGCAGGAGAAAGAGGTTCTTTCTAACATGGGGAAATATCCGAAACAAATAGAACGGGAATGCTTGAAGAGCCATGCTAAATCAGCTATGAGCCAGTTGCTTCCCGTTTTGCAAAAGCAGAATTGGCTTAGTGCTTGGCTCTTCGCCGAGATGATGTGGCGCAGGCGGTTCAGTGACAATGGCAAGCCCTTTATCGGCGGGGTGCTTGAGGACGTAGGCCAAACCGAATTGACTAACTTAGTAGTTGGGATAGATTTCGATGTAACTAATCCACGTGTCCAGGAATTCATAAGCAAGAATGCAGACAAGTTCAGCTTTGCGACAAACGATGCCACGATAGACTCGCTAAGAAAGCAGCTGATAGCGGGGGTCAAGCTAGGCGAAGGTATGCCCGATTTGGCTAAGAGAGTTAACAAGGTGTTCGGGTTCGCTGAGAAATACAGAGCGACCAGGATAGCCAGGACAGAAATTATTAGAAGTGCTTCAGCGGGAGCGGAATTCGCCTATATCCAAAGTGGAGTATGTTCTGGAAAGACTTGGCTCACGGCTGCGGATGAGAGAGTTTGCCCTGAGTGTGAGGCTATGAATGGCAAGAAGGCGGGATTAGGTAAATCGTTTAATACAACGGGACTTGATGTCGATTTAGACTATACAGAAGGAGAAATGCCCTATCCGCCCCTCCATCCAGGATGTAGATGTAGTCTGACAGCAATATTGATTGAGTAAGAAAAGAAAAACAGATATTTAGATAGGAGTAACAAAAATGTTAATAACCGAGACTTCTAGTATAGAAATGATAAAAAAAGCAAAGCCTGAGTTGGAAGGATATAAATTTATTTCGACTAAATATCCGAGCATTAGAATTCCTTTCACGTATGCTGGGGGGATTGGAGCAGTTACAATTTATCTTAATGAAAAAATAACAGATGGCTCAGATATTATAAAATTTGGAGTAGATGATAAATATAAAATCGTTGCATTTAAGACAATTTATAGATAGCAATCCATTAGGAGATGATAAGTATGCAAAAGGAATTCGTAACCGAGAGGCTAAAGTTAATAGACCTCTATCCTGACAAGGCTAGAAAGGTAGCGAAGGAATACGGCCTCAAGGAAGACGAGGTAGAACTGATAAAAAAAGCAGTTACCTCTGTTAAGATTGAGACAGATAAGAATGAAAGAGCAGTGATTAGTTTTATCAATACGGAAGATGTTGATAGGGACAATGAGATTATAGACCCTGACGGAGCTATCCTGGAATATTACAATAGGGTTGTGCCGTATGGCCATGATTACAGAGGACTTCCTATGGGCAAAAATATGTGGATTAAGAAGGCCAAGAAAAATGGAAAGAAAGGTCTTTTAGCAAAGACGATATTTCTTAAACGTCCTGCTATCAATGAGGAACTTTATCACATGTATACTGATGATATTGCTGGAACTGGCCCTGCTTTGAACGGTTGGAGTATTGGATTTATTCCCCTCAAATGGGAGGATATTAAGGAAAAAGGCGAACCAAAAGAAGGAGAAGCTGACACTAGACCTAAGCGTAAATATACTAAATGGGAACTGCTAGAATATTCAGGGGTAATGATTGGTTCAAATAGACAAGCCCTAACTGAAATGGTTGGAAAAGGTTTGATAAAAGACGACAAACTCAAGAAGGACATAGAAGATTTTATTGTAGAGATAGAAAAAGCTACGTATGAATGCACCTGTATAAAATGCGGCTGGAAGCACACGTCAGACAAGCACTGTAATACTTACAAATGCGAGAAGTGTGGCGGGACTATGAGACGTAGCTCCAGGCCTGGCCCGGGACAGGAAAGTCAAACTGAAGAAGATGATTATGGTGTAGAAGGAGTATCTATAGAGTCTAAGGAAGCAGAAGAATTTCACAATAAACTCATTACTAAGCCAGAGGAGACCGACGACTTTATCCGCATCCCCGTGAGGGACTGCAAGGTAACAGCTACTATAACCATATCCGCAAAGGAAGGAATAACAGCTCTCTACTGCGGTAAGATAAAAAAGATTCGGACTTACATATTTAGCAAGAAAGCTCCCTATAACTGGACAATGAAGAAAGCTCAGGCTTGGGTGAAGGAGCACGGCAAATCAGTTAATGCAGCAGTTGAAGCATTTGCTATAGATTTACCTGAGGAAGATATAGCCAATATAACAGATTTCATAGACTCATATCTTGACAGTTCAAAAGAACCTAAAACGGAAGAGCCAAAAGAATTATTTCCCGAAGAGGAGCAGAATAAAAGTTTTAGCCTTGATGAGATATATGAAATCATTAAGGAAAATAAAGAATCAAAAGAAAAATTGGCTGAAATTGAGCTAAAGGCAGGGGCAGTGTTAAACAAAAAGAATAAGGCAGATTTATCTGATGCTCAAAAGCTGATTCAGAATGTTCTGGATTCTGCCGAAACTGCCGAGCCACCAGAGCCTCCCAAAGAGGAGCAAGTAGATTTGAGTTTTATAAAAGAAAAATCTGAAAAAAAAAATAAAGATATAGATTTCGATGAATTAACAGGAATAGTCAAGCAGTCTATAACTGAGGAATTTGCGAAAATAAAGCCTGAGTATATCGACTATAGAAAAGTGGCTCAGGAAATGATAGATAAAGCTAGAGGGAAAGTTTAACAATGATTATAAGATATAGAATTTTCCAAGACATATCAGGTGCTGGAGATAGCGAGAACTATCAGGCAATCGGAGATATGAAGGAGAATACAAAAATAAAAATGGGAAGTGATATTCGATGGATGAAAAAGAATTCAAAGTTTTCTTAGAAGATACGATGAAAACTGCTACTGATGTTCTTGTAACTGAACAGGATAAAAAGAGAAAAGCTGATTTAGAAAAATTTAAGGATGATATAAAGGAACAGCTTGCTGAGCTAGGGAAGCCAGCACCAGATGCTAAAATCCCTACTGCTGAGGAGAAGAAAGAGCAGGCAGAGGCAGACAGCAAGTCCTGGAGTTGTCTTGCAGAGTTCGCTCATAAAGTAGCTATAGCAGGTAAGACACACGAGAGGGTTGTTGACAAAAGACTTGTTCCTAATGCCGAGCTTAAGGCCACCGACCTATCCGAGGGCGAATCAGAGTATGGTGGATATTTAGTTCCTACTGAATACCGCAGGGAATTGCTCAAGGTAGCAGTGGAAAAATCCGAGATAATGAACAGATGCGTGAAAGTCCCTATGGCTACTAACGCAATCCAGTTCCCATACCTCTCGGGATTCGACCGCTCAGGCGGAGTAATCCACGGTGGAGTAGAATTTGAATGGCTGGATGAGGCAGCTACTAAGAGCCAGAAGGATGTTAAGTTTGGTAAAATAGAGCTCAGGCTCAAGAAATGTGCAGCCTATATCAAGGCCAGTGATGAGATTTTGGAGGATTCCTGGGTATCAATGGAGCCCCTCTTGAGGGACGCTTTCACTGATGGACTCTCATTCACGCTTGATAATGTATTCTTGAATGGTGATGGGGCTGGGAAACCAATGGGTATTCTGAATGCCCCTTGTCTTGTCAGCGTAGCTATAGAGACTGGACAGGATGCGACGACTATTCTCTTTGAGAATATAGTCAAGATGTACGCCAGACTATGGCGCAAAGGGCAGGGTATCTGGTTTGCTAACCACGATGTGTTCAAGCAGTTAGCGGTTATGGCCTATCCAGTAGGGACAGGCGGAGTGCCAGTATATCTGCCAGCAGGAGCGGCTTCGGGCAAGCCTTATAATACTCTTATGGGGCTTCCTATAGTCTGGACTGAGCACTGCCAGACTTTGGGAACAAAGGGTGATATTTACTTGGCAGATTGGAGCCAGTATCTAGTTGGACAGAAAACAGGAGCGGGTGCGGGTCTGAAATTCGATACCAGTATCCACCTGTATTTTCTCTCAGACCAAACTGCGTTCAGATTTGTGTATCGGATAGACGGGCAGCCTTGGTGGCCGACTTATCTGACCCCCAGATATTCATCGGACACTTTGAGTCCGTTTATATCGTTGGATGTAAGAAGTTGATAAAAAGAATCAGGATAGCTGCCGTCAGGATTTGGAGACTCGATAGGAAAAATTGACCTGGCGGCGTGACGGGAATTGAATAGGCAAATAAAAATAAGAGGATGGTGAAGTAAGATGCAAAATTTAGACCAAGAGTTGAGGGTCGATAATCTAGTGACTCCTCAGGATTGCAACACCACGGCTGTAAATACTAATGCTGATATGTATCGCTCGATGGCGAAATACCGCAAGGGCTTGATAGTCATTACCGCTCATTTGGTAGATACCAAAACCGCTATCGCTCAGTTGCGGTCTGCTGAGGATGCCGCTGGAACCAGCGTGGGTGATGTATCTGGAAAGACTGCCACCTTGACAGGGGAGACTGGAGATACTGAAGAGGTCGGGACTATCGAATTCGATGTGAACGACCTGATTGCTAACGATGAGGATGAGTATTTCGTAGGAGTTAGTATTACAACTAATGATACTAGCGTTGTGAGTGCGGTATTGGTGAGAGGAGCCGCAAGGTGGTATCAGGGTTCTTCAATGCCTGCGTAAGGAGTAAAAGTTGAAAATTAAACTTTTGCGTAAATGGATGGGATTTCCCAGGAGGACTATTCTGGAGAATCTGTCAGATAGGCAATGCCAGGATTTAATAGAAAGGAAGACGGCAAAAGCCTACGAAGAGAAGGAAAAATGTACGTCAGACTAAGGACGGAATGGAACTCTTACTGGAAGGATTCAATTCTTGAGCTGTCCGAAGAGGACGCAAGAGACCTTATCAATAAGAGAATGGCCATTCCTGCTAAAAAGGACGACTGTATGAGAACAATCGGGCGAGTTCCCAGGGATAAATCTCTCTGGGAGCCGCCAAAAAATAAGATGGTGTCACAAGCACCAAAGAAAAAAGAAAAGAAAAAGAAGCGGAACCACCGCTTAGTTAGAGCGCCACTGGGGCGCATGGAAAACAAGGAGATGATATAAATGCCAGTAACAAACGTAAGAAGTCATTGGAGTAGCGGAGACTTAATATTTCACGAGGCACTCTCGGCTAGACCTGCTGCTCTGTATAATATATTGACTATAGGAGATGATGCGGTAACAGTAGGTAGTGCCACCAATGACATAGACTTTAAAGTATTCTTGGGTTCTACCAATTACATGCTTTGTGATGTTGGGAATGCCCGACAATACCTTTATGCAAGCTCTGCATCTACTAGCCCTTCTGTAAGTGTTGAGCCATTTTTAATGGAAAGCACTATGGCAGGGATAGGTGGAGTTGGGGGTCGTGCAAGATTTTATATGACTACCAATGTTGCATTGGGAGGCTGGTCAAATGCCTTGAAAGCTGAGGTGACATATGGAGCTAGCGGTAGGACGAATGGATTGGGTTCTGCCTTCTGTGCGGAGATGACGTTATCCGCTGGAACTACTCAAGGAAACTATGCACCATTAGAACTGGAATTGTCTGCGGCTACTGGTGCAAGTCTTGGAACTGCCACATCGTTTATTTACTGCAACGGAGGAGGAACTGGGGTTGCATCTACTATAGATACTACTGGAAATTTCCTTACGCTTGGAACTAATCTAACCGTTGGTAGTGGGAAATTCATTGACACTGATATAAGTTCGGTAACTGGTTATGCTGGTTTAAGGGTTTACATTCCCACAGTTGGAATCAGATATTTGGCTTTGATTAGTGCCTAAACTTCAGGGCTTAGGGGCTGGGCCTTTAACCAGCCCCGCAAAGAAAAAGGAGAAATAAGTGAAGCTACAATTAGGGGAATTAAGACCGATAATAGACACATTACCGAAAGTGATTGAGGAGAAGCTGCCCGTCAAGACATCCTACTGGCTATCTAGGGCGCTTGTGGACATTATGAAGGAGTTCCAGGTGTTCGAGGAAACCAGGAAAAAGCTGATAGAGGACAAATACGGGAAGAGATACACGAAGGATAAGAAGGACAAGAAGGGAAATATAATCGAGAAGAAAGGGGATTTGATTATAGAGAATGGGGTATATGTGATGACAGACCAGGAGGGATTCGAGAAGGAATTCACGGAGCTGGCAAAGCAGGAGATAGAAATCAAATACGAGCCCAGACCCATAGAGAGCTTTATCATCAAAGATAAGGACGGCAAAGAAATAAATACCCTCAAGGGTGCTGACCTCCTGGGTTTAGGAAGGCTCATTAAGGAGGAATAAATTATGACAGTATCATTGATGGCAAATATTCATAGATGGGTAGGTCTGTCGACCGATACAAAACCAACTTCTGGGCCAGTGGGTTCGACATTTTTTGAAGTGAATACTGGACAGAATTGGATTTGGAATGGCACAGACTGGATTGAAGATTTAACTTTAATTTATGCGTTCACAGAAGCGCTAAGAGAAAGAGGGAGGTAATAAAAAATGCAAGCAGAAGCAAGAGTAGGACAAATTTCTGCAGCAGAGGGAACTGTAAATCCATTAGTGTCTGATAAGTTTGGATGCTTGGCTACTACTGGTGGGAGATATACTGAGGCGGCCCTTGCCGGTCGGTTATTTTCGGTAGCAAATCAGGCGGCAGTTGCGGTGACGGCTGGACTTGCCACTACCTGGACGGGGTTGGGTATTGCGAATATAGCAGCATCCACGAAAAACCTTGTCATCCATGAATTTGGGTGGTCAACGGATGTGGTAAATCCGGCTGAGGGCGTTGTGGGTCTGATGACATCGACTCATATAGGTTTCGCCGCTGCCCTAACAGCAAAAAGCGCCTATGCTGGGACAGGAACTTCAGTAGCCTATTGTGACGACGGTGCGACATTGACTACGGCTCCGGTTTTGGAACGGATTTGTGGATCAACGATGGAAGGAGCAATATCGACCGTTCCACAGTTAAATGTCAACCTTTATCACGTAAATGGTAGCATAATTCTTGCGCCAGGACGTTCGGTTATGACTTATCACAGCATTGGAGGAACAGCATCCATGATGTTCTATTTTTTATGGGAAGAAGTGGCTATATAAGGATGAGGTGGCAGAGGGTAATAATCTGCCACCTATGCCTTTCCATAAGGTGCTGAATGATAATTCTCCATATAACGAAGCTGGAAAAGGGATATTCTCTGAGGGTCGAGCAGCCTGAGGAGAAATACTGGGAATTCTGGACTTTCGAGGAGATGGTTAAGGTGATGAGGGAGGAATTTGGAGAAGGGGATGGTAGGAATGACTGAAAATAAGGGATGTAGTTATGGCAAAGTGACTAGGGAGAGGGTGGATAATTTCATCAAGCTGTTTGAGGACTTCAAGAATAATGACTTTTTCCATCTTGCTAAAGACGTGGAAAAATTGGGGAAAAGACCGAGCTGGATCACGACAGTCATTATGATTATTTTGTCTAATCTCGTGGTGGGATTGACCCTAGCGCAGCTATTGGGGAAATAATGAAGCTATTAACAGTCAATTTTCCTTTATGGATTCCCCCGATGAAGTATTGGGGATATAAACTGGAGAAGCCCTACTGGATGGTTATTCATACATTCCCTGGGGGTTTTATCCAGACTATTCACGGGTTAAATTAAGGAGGCGGTTAAAATTTCGATAATTTCACTTACAGAGGCTCTTAGCTTTCTGGATATAGGGACAGGATATTTTTCAATCACCGCCGAGAATGATGTCCTCAGTATGACATCCGACCAGGGCGGGCCTGTTAATATTGACGTGCCAGATTTAACCTATGAAGGTGACGACCTAGCAACAGCACTCCAGACGGCGATGAACGCTAACGCAACCCTTACAGGTGGAGTCATAACCTTTGCGGTTAGTTATAGTTCTACAACTTACAAATTTACCATAAATTCGGGAAGTGGACACACGATAACCATAGATGTTTCAGCCAGCGACGCTGCCCTAACCTTTGGATTCACTGAAGATCCTACGGCAGCATTATCGATTGTATCAGATACAGCAGCCGCAGATGACCCAACAGCTCCAGTCCAAGTTATACTCGACGGCGTGGACAGCTTCGTAAAAGGCTATTGCGACAGGGACTTCGAGTCAACCAGCTATAAGGAATACTACAACGGTAAAGACACTCAAAACCTGTTCCTCAAACAATATCCTATTATCTCAGTATCAAGGCTATCAATAGGCAGGAATAGCGGTCTAAAGGTGAATAACTCGGCCAGCGCAACCTACGCAACAGTAACAGTAAGCTCGACAGGCGTAGTTCTAAACAAGGACGGGACTACAACGACCTTGTTGTTCGCTGACAATGCTACTTTGACCGATATGGTAACTGCGATAAATGCCGAGAGTGGTTGGCAGGCTTCAGTAGTGAATAGTAACT